GCCAGCTGCCGAATACTTGGGACTCAAAAGCATGGACCCACCAAGCTGACGCGCTTCCTCGCGGCTCATGCGGCCGTATGGCGTGTCGATCTCGTCTGCAATGGGCGCGGCCTGCTGCGGGGGCTGCGCCTGCGGCTGGTCTGCGGCAAGCGTGACGCCGGGCATGGGCTGCGGGGCCTGATTGAAGCTCTGCGGCTGAAGCGTCGGCTGCTGAGGAGCTGGCGCTGCTGGGGCTTGCACGGGAGCCGGCTTCCCCAGGCCTTGCAAGCGCTGCAATAGATACTGCTCAACGGGATCGTTCTGCTTTTCCCGAAGCGCCTGCGTCTGCGCCTGCTTGAACTCGAGTTCCGCCTTGTCCATGGCGGCCTTGTTCGGGTCGAGATACTTACCCGCCGCGGCGGCGGCAATCCTCGGTCCCGTCTTCCAATCAAGCTCCTCAGGCGTGAGCCCGTCTGTGCCGTGCTGGTTGAGCCAGCTTTTCCATGTGTACTGCTTCACGGGGTCGCCGTCATCCATCTGCGAGATGGCAAACGCTGCGTCGCCAAGCTGCTTGATCTTCTCTCTGTGGTCGCCAGCGCCCGCCCGCCCGCGGCTGTAGCGCTTCTCCTCCTCGGCCTGCTGCCGGGCGTAGTTCGTCGCCTCGACATCACGGCGCACCTTCCCAAACTCTGACAGCGCGTTGCCGAGCGGGGAAAAGTCGATATTGCCGTTGCCTGCTTCGAGGCTGCGGATCGGGAGGAATTGAACCATGTCAAGCCACCTTCGGCTTTATGCCGCCCGTATATGCCTGAACGCCAAGCCCAGCGAGACCCATTAGGTTATTCCAGCCCGTCGATTCGTTCTGCGCCAGCGCGTTGGCCTGACCGGTGCGCATGTTCGCCATCTGCTGACCGTAGCCGTAGGAAAGGTCCGCAAGAGCGTTGCCGCGGTTGATCGAAGCGCCGGCCTTGTTGCCGTAGACGTTGGCGACGTTGGCGGCATAGTCAGATTGGACGCCGGCCCGCTGCTGACCTGTGCCGTACCGCATCTGTGCGATATTGCCGGCCGTTTGCAGCCCCTGCCCCTGCAAGCCGGCGAGGCGGGTTAGGTAATTCTGATAGTCCTCAGACCCGCGGGCGAGGTTCTGGCGCGCGACGGCCTCGGCAGCATACCCGGACCCGCTCATGCCGCGGGCATTGAGCGAGCGCATAAGCTGCTCAGTCGCCATTTGCGCGTTCTGGTCTCGGAACGGGTCGGATGCAGCATAGTTGGCACCGAAACTCTTTTGCGCGTCGAGGCCATTGAGGCCTAGAGCGTTCCCGTAGAGCGTATTCGCGCTCTGCCCGGCGTCCATATACGGCTGATAGGCCCCTTCGGCCGAGGACAAGCCGCTGTCGAGCGATGAAAGAGCGTTTCTCCGCCCCGTGCCGAGCGTCTTGATGGCATTGTTGTAGTTCTTGGTCGCTGCGTTATAGCCGCTCTTTATCGACCCCGTCGCCTCGGCTCGCCCGGTGTCTAGATAGCGCTGGCTATCAAGAAAGCCGGCGTTAATGTCCTTCTCCTGGGCCGCGCCAGTGAGAGCGTCGAAAAAGCCCATATTATAGGCCTCCGTTAATGAGGGTCAGCGCCTCGAGCAGGAACTTGTACCAGATCTTGTTGATGCGGAGTTCCACCCGCCGCCCGCAGTTGGGACAGGTGCATTCTCCGAGCGGGGCATCGGGCTTGGGGATGACGAGGTTGGCCATCAGGTCGTACCCTTCTCGACATCGATCGTCGCGCCCGTGATGCCGCGGGCCGTCTCAGCGCTAATCTGTAACTTGAACGTGCGCCCGTTGCGCCGGATGCAGCCGAGGCGGCTGTAGCGCACCCTCGTCAAACTCTGGCCGGCCTGCCCCATGCTGCGGCGCTGCTCTGTTGACCACGTCGCGCCGCCATCGTCCGAATAGGACATGATAAGGCTCGGAGTTTCATTCTCTGGTCTTGCAGGCGTGTTAGTGCCCTGCCCCGGAATGACAGACACGTCGAGCTGAGACACGAACAGCGGTGACGGTGAGGCGTCAACGGGTGGCGTCTGCACCACCATCTGAATGGGATAGCCGCCCTCGCTGTAGTAGGTGCGGCTTACCTTGTAGATGGTCCCGGACGAACCGTCGCCCGCGAGGTTTAGACCGCGCCACTCCGCATGACATGTGACGCGGTACGTATCCATCTCGTGGCTTTTGCGCTCGTGCCACCTCATGTCGCCGTCAACGTCGTAGACCCAGCACCAATAGGGCGAGCGGATCTGAAAGAACGTCTTTCCGGCGTCGCTGACGTTCCATGCGCTGGCGATGATCGTATCATCAGCGGACAACGAGCCGATCGCCCTCTCAACGGCAGGATCTGAGATCACATCGCCGCTGTAGCCGTTCATTCTCCTGACCGTGCCATCGTTCGCAACCCACATGATCTCGCGGTTGAGCTTGGCGGCGGCGCGCGAGTTCCGAAGCCCAAGGTCTACGGAAGAAACAGGAACGAACGGGAAGCTTGCCGTGCTCGATGGCTGGTTTTGCCACCACTCGATCGAGGTCTCGCCAAAAATCGCGACATCGTTCTCGGTCGCGATCACCCGCAGGATCGCGTCGGGGCTCCGCTGCGCCGTGCCGAAGTCGAGCGCGGAAATCGTCGTCGCATCGTCCTCCCCGGTGATGAAGAATCGGCCGAACGTCGCCGGGAGCACGAAATACCCGTCCTTGACATCGATCGAGGTCGGCGGCGGCAAATCAGCGTCCGTGTTGAGGGTCATGGTCGTGCCCTCGATCGTGTAATATTTTCCTGTACCGACTACGAGGCCAACCTGAGTGGTCGGGTTGCGGCGGTTGCGGGCCATATAGCACTCATCGTCATCCACTGTCCCCAGAATGGTGATCACGTCTGACGAGTCTATGGCAAAAACGCTAGTTCCCGCCACGCCGTAGAGGTAGCTTTCTGTCCCTAACAGGCACTTGATCTCGCCATCTGCCGGCGTCAGCCACGGGTCAAGCCCCTCGATCGGATAGATGACGGTAGGCGACCTCGCGTCACCGCCCATCTGCTCCGCGTAGCAGTTGACGAGCCGCGCCGCTCCCTCGAAACCGTGGCGGCTTTGGTTGGACCTGATGGCGAGAGAGAGAGGAACGCGTGGCATCAGGTCGTTGCTGCCTCAAAGCTGGTTGAATTCGGTGCCACTCCCGCGTGACGCCACACCCAAACCACCGTGCCGTCTGTGATGTCTGATCCCGTCCCGCTTGGCCCATCCGTCCCGGATGTTCCGGCCGTCGTGACCTCGTAAATCTGTCCGCCCCAATAGGCCCGCGTATAAAGCTCGTATTGTGTTTCTGGGGACCAGACAGAGAGATCCTTTGCGTAGGTCGTGTCGAGCTGGCGGTAGCCGTAGCGCCCGACCTGTAGGGCATTGTCGAACGTCTGCGGGCGAACAGAGAGGAAAGCCGCGAGAAGGGCCGTCCACCCGTTATCTGCGTCACGCATCAGGACGGGTCCAGGCGTTTTCCCGTAGTCCTCAGCAAGGCGCACGGCGAGAAGGGCCGTCACGCCTTGCTCAAATCTTGCATCAATCGGCAGGATGTCTCCTGCCAACTGGTACGTTTCCCAGCTGGCAATCATTGCCGAGAGCGCTTCCGTAGCGTGCGCCGTGTCGGCCGCAGACGGGCTTTCCAGAGCATCGATCACGCCGATGCGGCGCAGCGCCTTGGTTGCAATCTCGGTTGCGGTTGCCATCAGGCTTCCTCGGCTTCGATTTTCTTCTTGAGCTTGGCGGCGGACCAGCGCCCATCAACCTTGATGCCGAGAGTTTCGGCATGAGCCCGGAGCACGTCGAGCTCGGACGGTGCCGACGGATCGGGCGGCGTTTCATGCTCGACTTCCGGCGCCTGCTCCGCCGCGGCCGCGGCATCGGCGTAGCTTGCGCGCCACCCATCTGGGATCTTCTCCCCTGGCGCAAGGTTGACGATCTTCCAGGCGACAACGCCGGACATCGTTTCTGTCGTCTCATCACCAGGCTGCGGCCTGCGGTAGACCATGGTCGGAACGCCGTCGTCGCTCATCTATGAAGTCTCCGTAAGATGGGATGCGGCGGGCCGCTCGTCTGGCCCGCCGCCAGTCTCATCAGGTGCCACCATACCTAGTCACGACACGCGGATCGATCAGCTTGCGGCCATAGAGAAGGTCTAGGCGCCACTTGCTGATATCGTTCGTCGCGTCGTAGGTCGGCACGAGACGCACCGAGAGGTTCTTGTAGCTCTCACGCGACGCGCCGTAAGCCGCAGCCGGCATCTCCATCGGCACCACAGCCAGGGCCATCGCGTTCTTGTGGAACGCGAGGTTCTGGCGGTAGGTGGTCGAGGCTGTGCCGATGAACGTCAGGG